TACTGGACTGGGTATAGGCTCTGCATGAGGGTGGCTGTGGATTACTCCTACTACATCTCCTTCATCTGCGACTGCTTTATAATCATATGGATCTATTACAAAGTCCTGTCTAGGATCTTCTGCTTTATTTTTACAGGGAAAGAATTTAACTCTTCCTTTTCTTACTGCTAATAAGCCACAAGCTTCTTTATCTACCTCTTTATAGACGTAAGCTTTTACTTCTTCTAGTACTGGTTCGATCATTATCCGAAACTTGCTCCTGGGAACCCACCAAAAGGTAGCGCCACATTATCTGTTGTTTGATGTTTAACTCTGGCCTCTGCTTGAGCATTTGTTGAGGCACCTCCGCCTGATATAGCAATGGTTGGATTACTATTATATCCGCTGCCTGCAGTAGTTACTGTGAAAGTCTTTATTACTCCGCCTGTTACAGAACCAGAATTATCAGTTTCCGTTCCATTAGCTCTAACTACTAAGCCTGACCCACCTGTGCCAGTATTTGTAACTGTAATTGTAGGTTGACCAGTATAACCTGCTCCTCCTTGTAGTACTCCATCGACCATCTTTACATGAACTACATCTACTTTTCCACTGTTAGCGACATAGGCAAATCGTTTTGAACACGAGCTTAAACGTTTACCGCAAATATCCCCAAATTCCCAGTAAGATATATTAGTAGGTTTTACTAATTCATCAATAGTATCTCCTGACGTGATTGTATGTGCTCTTGAACATTTATATAGAGTATTTCTACAAGCTTGAATATACCCGTCATCATTATGTGTTCCTGTTGCGCTACTATCTGTCTGAACTACAAGAGTTGAACTTGCTCCACTACCACTTTTAGATTCAATATACAAAGGAACATTTTTATGATTCCAACTTGAAGGAGTCGCTCCTTTAATAACTAACCAGTCTCCTACTGCGAATTCATCTGCAGTTGCTTCTGGTACAGTAATAGTTAATTCATCTGTCGCAAATTCATTTAAAAGGCTAATTGGATATAAACTTCCTATAGGTCTTTGGTATTCTACATAGTCTCCTACAGCGTAGGATACATTATTTTTATATAAAGTTGCCTCTCTATTTGTTTGTTCGTCTTGTCTTCCCCAAAAAGTATATTCATAAGTACCTGGACTAGCTGCATCTTTAGCAATTATATTATCATCTTTATCAAAATATAAAGGATCTCCAACACCTTCAACTAATCTACTATCTTCATTCCAATTACAACCGCCTTGTGTTGTATCTTTATACTTCCAAGGACAGCGTGCTGCTATAATACTTCTTCTAGGTAATGAGATTCCTTCTGCGTCAAATGCAGAAACAAGTTCAAATTCGACTAACATAGCTGTTTCAGTAGATTTTCTTTCTATATAAAATACATCTCGGTTAAATTCTACGGGTGGATTATTAGCTCCTGAACTAGCTTCATTGTCTTTTAAGTACTTTGCAAGAGTCTTTCTTCTAATTACTTTCGCTCCTACTAAGTCGTCCCAATCTGCTAAGTATGTTTTAAAATATTGATTTATATTTCCCATTCGAACTGTAGGACGAGGTAAACTACCTGAGCCAGACCCTCTAACTTCCCAACCTTCGCTTTCTATAGGTAAAGCTGTGTAGGTAGCTGCGCTGTATTTACTTGAAGAACTCGATCCAAAGTCTGCTTCATTATCAAGGCTGTACCAAGTAATATCACTAGTGCCATTTCGACCATCATGGAAAAATAATTTATCTATTCCAGTTCCCCCAATATTACTATCGGGTAGTTCTATCTCATAGACAACAACATATGAACTATGTTGTGATTGCCCCTGTACATCTGTAACTAGAGCATTATTAGTACCTAGTATTGGTTGTGCCATTACTCAAAAACCTCTCTAGCTGTACAAGCTAAAGTATAATAAAGAGTGTTCGGCATAGTTCTAGTAAAATCTTCTATTACTACTGTTACTGCTTCTTCTACATTAACTGTGGATCCTGTGCCTGCTATTGCAGTTGTGTCAGGTACAGTTAATCTACAAGTATCCACACTTGCAAGAACTATAAAGAACCTATTTAAATTATCAATATCTTCTCTAGTTCTATTATTAAATACTAAACTCCATTTTCTAGGGGTATTATTTATGCCATCTCTAACTCTCATTTCATATCCGTCACCAAATTGTGCTTTAAAAACTCTAGGTTTGGGAGCTTCTGCTATACCTTTATCGAACATTACTGCTGCAGAAAAACCATAAATATTACTACCAGGTGTTGCTCCAGTAACTCTCGTTCCGTTTGTATCAGTATTTATTGTATTAGTTGTTAATCCTTGTGCCATTATCCGCCCCTGCCTCCTGTTCCTTGTCGATTAAGAAGTCCGCCTGGTCTCATTTCTGTTTGTAAATGTTGTTGAACGAGTCCACCAATTGATTTTCCAAGCTGAGCCATGTCTCCACCACCCGAAGCCGAAGTTTGAGACTGTCCACCTTGCATATTTATAGAAACATTTACTGTGTTTCCACCACCGCCTCGTATATCTACAGGAATACTTCTATCGTTTCCTAATGGGACTATTGCTTCTGTACCATGGAGTTTAGCCATATACCCTGAATTTGGTCCTCGTGCTACTCCACCACCTGAGTACCCAGGGCCTGATCGTATTCCACCATATCTATCTCCTGAACCTCCAAATAAAGATTTAAAGCCTCCAGAACCATCGCCCATTCCTGGGAACATAGCAAGCATCATTTTTACTGCTGCTGCTTTCATAAACATAGCCGCTAAATCAGCAAGTACTGATTTGGCTAAATCTTTCATAGAGTCTTTAAACGATTTAGTTCCATCAATCATAGATTGGAACATACTTTGGAATCCATTTGATAAAGTGCTTTGTATACCCCCTAATAATTCTGTTTCAGCTGATAAACTTGCCATTGCTATAGACTCTTCTTTTAACTTTTTTAAATCTAATGTTTTCCTGTCTCCGCCTTCTTTTTCGTGTTTAGCGATAGTTTCATAGTAGTGTACTGAAGCAGGATTCAAATTAGCTATTGTATTTCTATCTATATTCATCATTTGTAGTTTTGCATTATGTTGCCCTTGGATATAAACTCCAGCTATTTGATTTTCTAAATCTAATTTCTGCTCGCCTAATTTTACGCCTTCTTGTTCCAGTTTGAACGCTTGATCAAGATATGCATTGTACTGTTCTTGTGCTTTAGTTATTGGTTGTAAGTACTTGGTGTATTTCTTTCCACCAATCTCCATACTTTCACCTGCTTGAGCTCCTGTTCCGCCTCCTAATAAAGCTCCTCTTACGACCTCACCTTCTGCATCTATGCTAGTTGATCTTATTCCGCTTGCATAACCTGCATAGTCACCTGCCTGCTCTTGGGCTCTTGCTATCATGCCTATATCATCACCAGATCCTTTTAATTGACCTAACCTTGTTGCTCTATTCGCTGCTTTTGCTAATGGACTATTTCCACCTACTTTAAGTAGACGATTAGCTATAGCTAGTTCATTTTTATATGTTCTCGCCCACATTGCCATATCTCTTGCAGATTCAGCCAATTCATGTGAGTTTACTAAAGTCTGGGCTTGGACATCAAGTTTTCTTTTTTCTAATCCAGTAAGTACCTCTTGCGTCTTTACTGCTTGTTCCCCTAATTCAACGGCACTGTTAGCATTTTGAAGTTCTTGATCTTTAATTTCTGCTTGCTCTTGTTCTTTAGCTACCGCCTGAGATAACAGCTTTTGATCCATGTTTAGGATTTTTGTATGTTCCTCTGAACCTTCTTTTAAATCATTAAGCCATTTTGTTCTTATTTTTTCTTCAGCAGCCTGAACAGCCATTCTTGCAGCGTCCACGTCTAGCTTTTTCTCTTGTACTTTTAAGTCAGCTTTATCTTGGTTTGCTGCATTTGTAGCTAAGTCCATAGCAAATTTTGTTCGTACAGCTCCTTTCTCATCTACTTCTAGTTTAGCTTGTGCAAGATCAAATAAATTCTGTGATTTGTTCTCTGCTAATTTAAATCCTGCTTCTTGTAACGAATTTATATTATCCTCTAAGTTTAACTGCTCTCTTAGTTTAGAGACATACATTTTTAAATTTTCGTCGTCTTCTTTACCTTGTTTTATGAGCTCAGCATAATTCTCGCCTTGTGCCTCCCATATCTCTTGTGCTTTTTTAAGAGCATTAAGATTCATTCTACCCATAGTTTGGGTTTTGCCTGACTCTTTGGTAGCTTCTGCTTCTAGTTGTGCTTGAGTTTTAACTCCAGTAATATTGCCATCATCGTCTCTATCCCAGAAGTCAACAGCAAATTTATTTGTCTTGGCTGAACCTGAACCCCATGTTCGTCTACCTAGTTTCTTATCAATATCTCCCCGTTTCTGTCTTCTTTCTTGTTTTCTTATTTCAGTTTCAGCAAACATACCGAATTCTTTAGAAATTCTTATTCTACTAGCATCATCACCAAACATTTGCTGTAACATTGGAGACATCTCTGTCATATCTCCCTCAGCTACTCCGCCGTAAGATTCTACACCATCAAGACCTTTCTTTTTCTGTACAAGACCGAGAGCATCTCTTATGCCTGTTATTGATGCTGTAAGGTTTTTCTCTAAATCTTGATAAGGTACTTGCTTAAACTTTCTTATTGTTTTGTCTAAAGACTTGTTAAGACTTTCTTGGTTTTGTGTAAATTGTTTAGTAGCCATTCCAGCATTGATCATTCCACCAGTTACACGAGTTAATGTTCCTTCCATTGCCTCAGTAATTCTATCTCCCTTCTCCATTGTATCTGCCATTTCTTTAAACGCTGGATTGATCGTAGCTAATTCTTTTGCCATTGCTGCAAATGCTTCAATTACTTCATCATTTTCATCATTTCCTTTATCTAATTCACGATGATAAGCAGCAATTTGTTTTGGTAAATCTGCACTTTGTAATGCATTTCCTAACTGCTCTACTGACATAGTTAGATTCATTAAGTTCATGTGGGCGTATCTAACATCTGACATTCGAGAAAGTTCTTCATTAAGAGTTCCTAAGTCTTCTGTAGTTTTCTTAGTTTCTTCTCGTAATCTTTTTTCTTCTTCGTCTAAATTCATAAACCATTGAACTACAGATATTAAGCCCTGTACTACCATAGCAAATATACCAATCCAACCCATCCAAGTCATAAGCTTCATACCCCATTCAGCAGTAAAAGCCATTGCTCTTTGCTTCTGTTTTTCGCCCCATAATACTAAGGCAGTAGTTGCTTTGTTGACGGCTTGTTTCTGATATTCACCTTTAGATACAATACCTACTTGTTTTCCTGTTGATTGTCTTAAAGCCGCTTCTTGTTGTATTAAGTGACGTCTAAATGCAGCTCTTTCTTGGATATTAAATTTCTTATAAATTCCTGTCTTATCTCTCATATGACGTTTATATGCCGCAATTTGTCTTGCGTTTAATTGATTATCCCCACCTTTAAAAGATTTAACTCCTAAGCCTCTGAGCCCTTTTGCAGAAGTCTGTCTGGCTTTTACTGGATCATCAGTAGCAAACTTTGCAGCCTTCATAGCATCTTGTGCTTCTACCCAAGACTCTTTCATTCTTACATTTGCTTCTTCAAAACGTTTTGTAGAGTTCTCTACCGACTTATTCAAATCAGGTAATAAACTTTTAACAACAGGTATTACAAAAAGACCCATAGCAGCTACAAGAGCCATTGCGTTGTTCTTAAAGAAGTTAATTATTGGCATTAAACCTTCTGCTACAAAAACTTGAAACTTCATCATCAATTCATCAATTTCTTTTGTAAGCTGTCCTAGTGCAAAAGCATCAGGATCCATAACTTCCCCAATAATCTTATATTTTGTTTCTGCTTGATCTAGTACATCATTTAAAACCGCTTGGGTTCGTTCATATGCATTTAATTGATCTTTGGTTTTACCGATTGCTACTCCATATTTTGTCGTTGCGTTTTCTAGTCTTAAAACGATACCTAATTCGTCTAAGAGTTCTGGTTCCGCTTTAGTAACACCTCGAATTAACCTATTAAATGAGTCCGTAACATCTCTACCAAGTGCTAATGAAGCATTTTTTGCTGCCTCTCCAAGCTTTTCTAACGCTCCCGCACTTAACCCTGCTGCAACACCAATAGCCACACCGCTAGCTGCCTCTTTAAATTGCAGCATGTTGCCTGTAGCTTCTTGTACGTTTCGGGTAATAGTTTGGTATGCGACGCCTGTAACGGCTCCGAATTGTTTTTGACCTTCGATGAGGTTTCGAGTCTCGAATGAGCTCTTTAAAAATTGGAATGCAGCTGAAACGGCAAATACTTGAGCAGCAATTGTTGCATAGACAGCAACTATACCACCTTGCATGGTTTGTGCTTGCTTACTAAAGTTTTTAGTTGCGTTTGATGATTGCTGAGTTACACCCTTTATTCGTCTATCAGTACTTTGAGAAGCATTTCCAAGCCCGCCCATTTCTTTAGCGAGTTTTTGTGCTTCTTTTCCTGTGACTTTAAAACTACCACCATCTGTAGTGGTAATTACAATCTCAGCGGCGTGTATCTTTTTGCCTTTTGCCATTTTATGTTTACTTCATTCCTCGCCTTTGTTGGGCGTCTTGCTTTCTTTTAAGCGACTCGTTGATATTTACCATACTTGCCGACTCTATAAACTTTAAGAAAAAGCAAACAGTTCTTCTATCCGCAACGGGGATCTGATTTATATTTAACAGAGGTTCTAACGCGGACCAATCCTTCCCCATGTATTGACCACTGGCTCCGTCCCACTTATCAGGTAACATTAAATGGATAAGAAACGCTTCCTGTACTTCTAGAGGAAAATCATCTAGCTCAGGAGGCATTTCGTCAATGTTAGGGTCTTGACCTAACTGATCCATCATTTGAAGATATTGATCAGTAGTTATACTGTCTTGATAATACCTATCAATTAAAGCAAGTATCCATTCTACTTGCTGTTGGTAAAATTTTCAAGATCACCCACCATTTCTGTAACCCAAGTATCAAAATCAGGAGAATTCTTCATTAAAACTTCTACATTTTCTTGTGTAAAGTCTAATTCGGATTCTTCTTGTTCAGGAGTTAATTCACCTAGTAATAGCATATTTTTTGCAAATCCTAGTTTAAATCCTGTCCAACCTTTAATAACTGCTTTAGTGTATTCTTCTAAAAACTTATCATCGTCCATCTGTTCTTCATAACTTCTAGTCTTCTTATTGAAAACTTGTTTTGTACAACGATTTCTGAGTTTCATTAGTTCTTCCCTTGCTAAGTAGCAAAGTGATACACTAAAATCATCACACCCTGGGTATTCAAACTCTACAGTTTTACTGGGAGTCATAAGACTCTTAAGCGATACTGGTTGAGCAGGTGTCTTTTTTACTGTTGTTTCGTTCATTCTGTTCTATTCCTATAAAAGGAAGGCCGGGGGTTGCCCCCCAACCTTATATTGTTAATTTAAGTTACCTACGACTGGTATGTAACTACTACTTCTGATTCGCCCGATGCTATCGCGCTGTCAGAAATGTCTTTAGGTAATCCGTGGAAATTTACATCTAAACTAATCACATCTTCAATAGAGTGCGTTGGCAACTCTAAATGTGCTTTTGGAATAGATACATCTATACGAGGTGTTTGCCCCGCTCCACCGATTGAAAAGTCTAAATCGAAAGCATTAGTAATTGTACTTGTGCCTTCTAATAGATCTTCAAATAATTCCGCAGATCCTTGATCTACAGTATTAAGATAACAAGTAAAGTTTCCACTTACTGATCTTGTACCCATAACATGTCCTAGAGGTTGGTTAACAACTCCTAGAGTTTCTGGTGTTAAATAACTAAGATTATTTTCAATAGTTATATTTCCACCTGTTAGGGTTAGTAAATAAGTTGAGTCGGAACCTATAGATTCTCCGACTGATTCAGAAACATCATATGTTGCTGTCATACTTGTTAATTTTTGTCTAACAAAGTTAGAAGTACTAGTTACTCCTTCGTTAATAAGACCCATCTTTGTTTCACCGTCTGTTGTAGTATCGAGAGCTGCTTGTTCTGATATAATTGCTCCTTGACCTGACCAAGCAACTTGTGCTAGTCCGTCAATGTCAAAGTCTATCGAAGCAGACCCTACTGAACAATCTGCAATTTTGTAAATTGTTACATTACCATCAGCAGCAGTATCATACTGTGATACTGTTGCGTCATTCGCTGCTCCAAGCACAAAGAATAAATCAAATACTCCAAGTGCTACCATGTTTGAATTTTCAAAATTAAACACGTTTGGTTCCCAAGATGAAGCTGTTGGTGCTCCCGTTCCACCTGTTGCTAGGTTATACGTGGTTGCACTCATAGCGCCCCATAAAGGTCCTTCTACTGCAAACTTTTTGCTAGTACCTGCGTGTCCATTAGACACATAAGCATTTGCGTTTGCACTTGTAGTCGGTCTCATATAAGTACTGAAACTCCATTCAGCAGGAGCAAAAGAGTCATTGAACATAGCTCGTCCTCTCTTACTTCTGAGGTTTGACCCATCTGCAGCCTCGTTCAGAGTAATCTCTGAAGTATTGGTTGCCTGGCTGAATGAAAATCCATCTAGTACGGGTATTTCATAAAGTGCATCGTCTGTGCCTACTGCACTCGCGTGAAACTTCATAAATACTTTGGTATCTCTACTAAAATGAAATGCCATTATTTTCTCCTATCGTTCTCTGAAAAGAGCCTTGCTATATGTTTATAAAGCTTAGCCATTTTCTAGTATCGGATCTC